TCGCTGTCAATCGAACTCTCGATAGCAGTCAGTCCGTTCCAAGCAAAACCTTCGCCGTCTTCTCCATAGAGAACGCCCTTGCTGACGCCAGCTTCGTAGGTGCGACTGCCTACTGCATCCCATACTAACGCAGACATTCGACCTCCAATCAGCCGGTTGAGTTGAGCATAGCCCTGCGTTGGGCATTCAATTCAGCGTTTCTCCTGGCAAGTTCCCCCCGGGGAATTTTCTTCGGTTTCGAATTCTTGATGTTACAGATTCGAATCAAACTGAACAACCTATTGAGGTGCCAACGCTCACATTCAAACGGAATGGTGAACGCTACCATCCAATAGTAGATCAGCTCGGAGGTGATCTTCTCACCCTTGCTTTTGACCTCAGGCATCTGTCCGAAAGTCGTCGCCGACTCAGGAGAGTCGATGTAAGCGTTGACCGCCTCGAGATGTTCGTTCGTCAACCGGAAGATGGCTTCTTTGGGGAGATTCGGAGTGAGAATCATGGCCTCTACGTAATAGAGGGTTTCTTCGGGAGTCTTTTGTTCACCGCTGAGAAACGGCTTTTGGTACTTTGACTCCCATTTTGACAGTGACAGCAAAGAATGCTCAAGCTCAATCTCAACATCATCTTGGGCAAGAATGAATTCTTCTGTTTCCTCGTTGAAGAACTCTTCGCCAGGGATAATAAGCTTGAGCATCCTTACCGCCTTTAGTAATTAGGGACCGGCCGGAGCGAACAGCGCAATCACGGTGTCGGGGTCGGGCAGAGTTGCCGGATTCGACACGGTACCGTAGAGGAAGTCCTCCAGGTCGGACAGCGCATCCGCATCGACAACCGTCGAGTCCACGACGATGATCGAGGTGGGCTTGAGGCCGGTAACGGGGACCGGGGTGGTGGTCAGCTCCCAGCTGAAGGTGATGGGCTCCGGGGAGTCGTTCACCGTGCCGTAGGCCTTCTCCGAGGGGCTCACCTGGCAGCCGTACACGAGGTGCAGCTTGTAGCCATAGGCGTTGCCCTCCACGGCGTTACCCAGGATGGTGCGGTAGGAGAGACCGAAGACACCACGGTCCTGCTGGCCGACCATGACGCCGTCGTATGGACTCGCCAAACCGTCGAACTGAGCGAACTCGTCGGGGTAGGTGAAGGCCTCGATGGTGCCACCGAACTCTTCCGCAGAGAAGAGGTTCAGGTACTTGATGTTGTCGGCATACTGGGCGTTGGCCTCGGCACCCGACGGGGTTTCTTGAACGCTGACGAGACCGTTCCACGGCACACCAGCGCCGTAGTTGCCATCCTCGTCGGGGATGTAGAGAACGCCGTGGTCGACACCGGTCTCGTAAGTCCGATCTTCCACCGCATCCCAAGTGAGTACTGCCATTGCTCTTTCCTCCTAGAAAAAGAGTGTAAAAACGTCGTGATTGAGGCCCTCAGTTGCAAAGAATCTATCGTATGCACACAAAGGCAGATCTCGTACACGATCTGGAATTGTGCTATCAGGATTGCGGTCGATGACCGTCACCTGATAACGCTTCGTATGTGTATATGGTGAATTATCCGCAAACTCTGTCTGCTGATAGTCTCTTTGATAGACGATACACGGATATTGCATCTTAAGACTTGGTGGCGGTTGAAAATATACATTAGGCGTGATGTCTTCGAGAATGGCCTGCAAATCAAGGCGTTGGCCCATTGTAGACCTCCCCAAGACTGAGAATGAGACGGGGGGGCTTGACCTCCACCGAAGTGACAGTCCAGCGCACCCCCATCCATTCCACATATGCGATGTTCATGAAGTTCTGTGTGGCGTCATCATCAGCAACGATACTAATGTCGTTTCCGACACGAATATCGGCATTCAGTTGATCGCCAACATCTGACTGTTTCGTATTACGGATTACATCACCATAATAGTCAGCTTCAGTAATAACATCTTCCCACACACCAGGAGAAGTTTCCGTGGAGTCAGCGTAGCCGACTTTACCGAAGAACCTCATCCTTACTCCTCATGGGATTACGGACGACGGAAGGTGAACTCCGTGCCCTCGCTCGTGGCGAAGTAGTAGCCGGAGCTGGCCACCGCCACGTAGGTGACACTCTCGCCGTCGTCGAGGGCGGTCTGGGCACCATCTGACACCGGCGTGAGGTCGCCGTCCTCGTCCTGGACGTTCCACACGTAGTTGGTGGAAGTCGGGAGAGTCACGACACCGGTCTCAGCGTCGAACGTGGGCTCGACCGGAGGCGCCAGAAGCGTGTAGTCACCAGCAGTCTTGAAGATGGCGAAAGCCGACTTCGGACGAATAAGAGCGCCCGAAATACGAGTTTCGATCAGGTACTTGTACTGGTTGTAGTCGATGTCGAAGTCATCGAACATCGCCACCTGGCCGCCCTTGTCGGCACCGATGTTGTAGTCCGCCATGTTGACGATGATACCGATCAGGTCGTCGACGGTGTCGAACACCTCGACCGGAACGATGCGGTCCACACGCAGCTCAGAAGCAAGCTGGTCGAGCGAGTTGTAGATACGCCGACCGAGACCGTCCTTGAGCAGGAGCGCACGAGCGATCCAGTACTCCGTGGTGTAGAACGTAGGAGTACCGGTACCACGATATGCCGCACGAGCCATGACGATGGCGTCGACGACTTCCTGGAACGACGAGTTGGCGTCCTCCAGATCGACGTTGACCCGGATCGTGTAGAAGTCGTCATCCGTCGCAATCGGACGGATGCGGTCTTCCTTGATCTTGTCCTCGTCGTCGGCCTCACGACCGTCACCGATCATGATCGCACGAGCGATTTCCTCGTCGAGCATGAGGCGCATCTCGCCCTTCATCCACAGGACGACGTCGAAGTCGGTGATGTCGATGATGTCATCACGATCGAGCTTCTGCTTCTTGTAGATGGTCTGCGGGTGGGTTTCACGACGAGAGGTCCCGAAGAACTCCTCCTTCTTCATGTTACCCTTGATGTAACCCTTGGCTCGGGCCTCATCGTAGGTCAGATCCGCAGTAGCGGTCTTCACTCGGGCGAACGGAGTCTTCTTCGCACCGGAGAGAACGCCGTTGACCCACTCGGTACGCCGCCCGAAGAACTCCGGAGCAGCAGTGAGCTGCGTGGCCTCGGGGAAGAGGACCTCGATGTCGTTGATGCCGTGCTCGAGTCCCCACTCCTCGATGGCGGCCTTCAGACTGCCCTTGCTCTTCTCGGCGGCAGCCATGATGCCCGAAAGGTTCTCGTGGAGAAGCTCACGTTCGGGGCTGTGCCCACCGCCACTCTTGCCGTCAGCGTCCTTCTCGAAGACGTTTCGGGTCGAACTCATGTCACTACCTTCCTGATGCTCGATACCATCATCGTTGTTGTTTTGCTCCAGGTTGCCTCCACCCTCACCGAGGGCTTCGCCGACCATGAAGTGCACCACTTGCTTCTGTTCGTCGGTCATTGAGTTGTACACTTCTTCGATGGTAGGACCGTCACCACCATCGCCCCCGTCATTACCACCATCTTCGTGACTAATCTCGGCAAGCTCGATCTCTTCGCCGCTGTAGATGATGGCCTCGTCATCGAGAACCTCTTCGTCACCATCACTGTGACGAATCGTGACACTCTCGATGAGTGCGCCAGGGTTTGCCCCCGACAGAACGAGACTCACCTCACGGATAGCACCGTGCATGACTCGACCGGCCCGTTCGACCAGCTCGTTCGCCCAGATGGACAACGCCTCGATGTCCCCATGCTCGAGGAGGCCACGAGCCTGCTCCGCCGACGGAGAAGCATTGAAGAAGCCATAGCAGTAGACGCCCTCGCCATCACGGTTCTCGAGAATCGCATGACCGAGGACGTTGTTCGGATCCTGGCGCCCACCGTGATGCCAGACCAGCGGGACCTTCATCTTGTCCTGATGCTTGAAGGCGCCATCCATGATGGTACGACCATCAGAGCACTTGAGCCCCGTCTTGGTCGCCCATCCCATGAAATCGGGTTCCATTTTGACTAACCTTTCTAAAAGTCGTTGACCCCTTGGTCAGATTGTGGTGCTTCCGGTTGTGGCATGTTACTGTTTCTAAGCTCATCGGACTTTGGATCTTCATCAGGAGGTAGACCGACCCAACCACGAATCTCGTTCGAAGAAGCGGCTTCGTTTCGACCCAGTTTGTCGGCAATTTCCGCAATGTCCTTGATGGCCACAAGCTTGAACTGGTCCCGGAAGTACTTAATCTTTTCATGATTCTTAGTTTTAAGGGGCCCAAGGAATGCTCGTTGCATGGATTCGATGATGGCGTCACAAATAGGTTCAATAGTACGGGTATAATAGTTCTGCATGGCCGACTCATCGGCAGTGCCGTTCATTACTTCTTCAGTAAGGCCTAGTTGATTATACAACAACACCGTAAGGTATTCGATTTGCTTCAAGAGGTTGTTCTCGGCAGGACGGTTGAGCTGGGTAATCTTCTCGGTGGCGTCGGCATATGCGATACCATACTGACTACCCTTGAGTTGCATCTCGATGTCTTCTCGACGCTGCTCTGCCTGGAGCCTGCGAGACTCCGACTTGATCGTGTAGGGAAGCTGAATGATGATGTCCAGCTTTCCTGAACCCGCAGCTTCATCGACCGAGTCAAGAATACTCAGCTTCTTGATCAATCGTTGAAGCGTCGAGTTTGGTTCGTTCATTACAGAATACAAAGGATTCTCGACAATGGCGACCACCTTCTTCTCGATGATGATCTCTTGT